GGTATACTTATCCAAACGAATATAATATTGGAACCTCCTCAAATCCAGAAACTTTCTGGAAGAGTGGTTCTTATAATCAAAATAGTAGACAATGGGGGCAGCAATTCTGTACTAGACTTGGTGTAGCTACAACTCCAGGAAAGGGGAAGGGAACCTTTGGTGTTGGTGCCAACGGTACACTGAATGATTATGTAACTGTATATGGTAATGGTAAGGATGTTGATGTAGTTATCGTTGACGATCCTGTGTCATATGATTGTGAGGAATGGTATAGTCCATCAACAGGTCAGAATAGATTTGTTCAGTACCAATGGTTTAATGAACTGAATACTTATGTGGCAGCTATCGATGATGATAGTCAGACACTTCCTACAGGAACTATTAGTTACTATGATAATGGTGCTAATCCTGAGTATCATGGAGTTCATGTTACTGGTACAGTAGCTGGTCAGTTCTATGGTTGGGCGAACGAAGCAAACATCTATGGACTGCAGATTCTAGGAAACATGCCATCGGGTCATAGTTTACCTGTCTTGCTTCTGTTTGATTATCTAAGAGCATTCCATGCACACAAACCACTAGTGAATGGTAAGAGATTGCCAACTATTTCAAACCACAGTTGGGGATACTCTTACAACTTGAGTGGTGATTATCCTTCTGGATATTCTATTGGAGATGTTCAGTTTGTTTATGATTCTTCTACTGCCACAACATATAATTCAAGTAATCCAAATCCATCTGGTTGGACCTTAGCAGGTTTGGCGCAAGACTTTGGTGTTGATGGTACAACTAAACTTAATGCACCTTATGCTGCTTTGGAAGCAGACTGTGAAGATGCTATCAACGATGGTATCATTCTTGTAGGTGCTGCTGGTAACAACAATCAATTGATGGTTGACCAAACTGACAACAGATATGGTTCTGTTGTAGCAATTGGTGGTAGTAACTATCCAATGTATCAGGGATCTGCTCCAGTCAATTCACCACAGTTTATTTCTGTTGGTGCTATCAGTAACTATGCTGATCTTAGAAGAGCATCTTTCTCTAACTATGGTCCCAAGGTTGATATATGGGCTCCTGGTCAAAATATTATATCTGCTTTCAACAGTTCTGGTTTTTCTGATGGAAAGTATGGTGGAGCACCAAACTATTACTATTCTATTAGTGGAACTAGCATGGCATCACCTCAGGTAGCAGGTATTCTTGCTGTCTATGCTACTGGTAAGTCTAGATTCACACACCAAGATGCAATCAGGTATCTTACACAGCACAACCAGATGGAATCGTTTGGTGCAAATGTGATGGATTGGGACATCGGTGGTGACCCACCTGCCACATACAATATCAATGTAGGAAACTCTGGATCATCTTCTTACACACTGAATGGAAATGATAGGAAGGGTACGGTTAATGGTAACAATGTTACCGTTAGTCTTAATGTAGGTGACACAGTAGTTTTTGATGTTGTTGCTCCTGGACATCCATTCTGGATTAAAACTTCTCCTACTACAGGTTTTGGAACTAATGAAGTTACTCAAGGTACAATATCTGGACAAGGAGAAAGTGCTGCTCTAGTTCAATGGGATACTACTGGTGTGACACCTGGAACATACTATTATATCTGTGAGTTTCATGGTTCGATGAATGGACAGATCGTAATTAGTTCAGGCGCTGGTGGATCTCAGGCAGATGATACCTGTCAGCAAGGTAGTCCTGATCGTGTCCTCAATTTATTTGATGAAGATAGAGGTCCTGAAGTTTCTGAAGGTGGGCGACAGGAAAACGATCAACTCAGAAAGGGGTGGAGAATCAATCCAATCAATGTGGAATATACTGATAAACCAGGGCAGATTTATCCTAGACCAAACATGTATTTTGGACCGTGATAAATAAAAGAGCCTAGCTCTTTATAAATGACTGATACAAAACCAGTTGAAGTTGAAGAGAAGGATAATGATGAAGACAAAAGTGAAGTTCTTGGTAATTTAGTGAAAGTTGTGGTCCTTATTTGGTCCGCCTCCCTTCTCACATTCAGCTATGTCCGTTTACCAAACGGTCAGAAAATCTTAGATTTCGATCCAACTTTTATAGCCTCGGTCTTTTCTGGATCGTTAGCTGCGTTCGGATTGAGTCCTGCCAAGAATGGATCTGCTCCTAAAAAAGCACCCCCTATTGGAAAGAAGGAAGAATCTAATGCAAAAAATTATTAATACTATAGCACTGCTATCTGGTCTCACTTCTCTTTGTGTGATCGGTGGTGGTGCTTATCTTTACATCAACAAAGACGCTCTCGCTGAGAAAGCGATTGCTCAAGTAGGTGCCGCTGCTACTCAGGCAATTCAGGAAGCACTGCCAGGTCTTTTGAGTTCTGCTATGCCTAAACAACCTGAACTACCTAAACAAACTGGCGGTGTCATGCCCCCAATTGGTATTAAATAATGGTAATTTCAGACTCGGATAAACCAACACCAACCCAAACACCAGAACCAAAGAAACCATCTGGGTGGAAGATAATGGTCAGCACTGCTGGTGCATTATTTGCTATCTCACATCTAGGTCTTCTTGGTTATCTAATTGATAGAAAAGCAGAACCATCAGTTCCACAGGTTCCAACTATCAATATCCCTCGTGGTGATTACTCGTCTTATAAAATCCATGCAGGTAAAGACGGTTACACCATTGAATACAAAGCAAACGATCCTGCCATCTTGGAGTCACATAGATCTCTAGATCTAGACAAAGAAAAGAAAGGACTCTTTGGCGGAGGAACTGAAAAGCGTACTGAGACTCGCTACGATCAATATACTATGGATGGCACCCGTAACATCGGAGGGGGTGCAATAGGTGAAGAGGGAAAGCAGAGTGCAAAGAGCGTAGAGTGTATCGTGGCGGACGCTGGAGCACGCTCACAGGGTGCGATGGCAGGTAGTGCTATTGCTGCTGGTGTCGCTGTCCCTGCACTGTCTGGCATCCCTTACATCGGATGGTTGGCAGGTGGTTGGGCACTGCTGCTAGGAAACAAAGCAGGATCCGAGATGGGTTCGCAAGTAGGACAAGTATTTAACGACTGCTGATGACATTATTCAACACTCCTCATAGAGAACCTTGGTATTCTATGATCAAGGAGTGTCAGGATGCAGTGGATAGACATACACAACTGTACTTGGAAACATATGATGTATTTCATTTGAATCAAGCAGACTTGATTCGTGTCTATATGTCTAGGTTGAAAGAGTGGATTATAGAGAATGAAAAATGACAGAGATTCCTTTGATACAAATTGATGGTAATGTGATACGAGAGATTCGTATCAATAATCCACCAGGATATTTGTTAGAACCACGAATGGCACTACCACCTAATGTCCCAGTGACAGAACAGATTGGTGTGCCAATTGTTAATGTACCTGGGTGTGTCGAAGCGCATGATGTTCAAGAGAACAACATGCTTGAGCAAGACGACCCTAAAGGTGTTAAGACATTCTGTGATGCTGGTGTGCCATCGTTCAATCCAATTGACTACAACAAAGATAAGCTCAAGTTTGAACACGAACCACCAGTACCACCAATCAAAGGAACACCAGACACCACACCAGATGTCACACCAGAAGTTCCTAAGGATGTTGTACCATCAGCACCTAAGCAAGAGTGTCCTACTAGAGAGCAGGTACTAAAAAACCCAATAGGAAAAATCCTAGAGGGTAACAAGAAGATTGTTGACTATGAATTGGTAGGTAAAGAATGCCTGATGGTAACAGAGCAACTTACTATACCAGATCAAATTATATACAACATACCTAACGCTGGTTTGGTTACAACTACAGCATCTATTGCAGTAGTTGCGACTAGTTCTGCACTACTTGCAAAACCAGTTGTAGATATACTCCTGAAGGTAGTGAAACCTGCCGTCAAGAAAACAATTAAAAAAATACAGACGGCACTTGGTAAAGCACCGCCTAAGTTATCTCGAACCGAACTACAAACTAATCAGTATCGTGAGAAGAAGGGACTACTCCCACTCAAGTTTGGTAAGAAAAAGAAAAAGTAATTAAGGATTGCCAATAGACATTGGTAGTCCTAAGTCTGATGCGTTTGTACTAGGGATAGAATGAGTATGCTGTTTGACTACAGTAACATTCTGCACCACAACATCAGCACATATTTTATAGTAAGGACTCTTTGGATGGAAACTGATTCCCTCCTTCAATAAATTTCCACAATTTTTTAATCTCGCGATCTCAAAATCGAGGCGCTTGTTAGCAGATAGTTGATTCATCATTGCGATGTTTGCTGCAGCAGCTTCTTTACATAGTTGCTGTAGTTTTTTGTCTTGTGGTCTAGACCATGTAGCAGACACACCTATCGACAAGTTGTAGTTATCTTTCTGTCCAGTTCTAGTTGGTTGAAACCACAATATGTCCCCAGGATTATCAGGTGCCCCGTCCCCTTTTGGGTTTCCATCGTCATCGAAATCACCAGTAAGATCTCTCATATCATACACTGGTGTGTCATAATAATCTTCATAAGGTTTCTGTGCTGAAATTGCCCCAGTGATATATGGAGTAATATTCAGCGTAGGTCCTTGACATTGAATACCATTACCATAAGTATTGGTAATGTACGGTCCTTGTAAAACCTGAATAGCTTGATTGGTAACTGAGCCAGAGCTATTTGCTACTGGAGCTGCTGTTGCGCTGACTCCTCCCACTGTTTCCGCATACGCAGGGGTTGCAGTTGCACTTAGGGCAAGTATTAGACATAGTTTTTTTCCTATTGCTGGAAGATTGAAGTGGTGTCGGTCACGCTGGTGACCTCTGTTGTTCTGTTTATAATTGTATGGTTTTGAAGCCCAGGTCCTTTGTAAGTTTCCGTAAACTGGAACGCTGCCCCTGGTGTTGTTTGTGTGAAGGTCGGTTTGCTTGTCGCCCCTGTCCATGTTGAAGTCACTCCATTAATAGTTACGCTGGTTGAACCTGTCCCTGGAGACAAGTTACCACTTGCTGTCACACCTGAACCAGTCGCTGAATACTGATATCCAGTCGAATAGTCCATTGAATTTATGGTTTCTGTTATTGTACTGGTAGTTTCAGTATGGCTAGTCATCGAGCCCTGTGTGAAATTTGGGACCACGGGGACCGCTTGCGCTGCAGGCGATCCGAGGAGAATTGCCATAAGAAATAACTTTCTCATGATATTAATCCTCAATCGATAACAGTTACCTCGGTTACATATTGTCCTACAGCACTAGAACCTGCTCCACCAGCGGTCACGGTTAGTACACCTGCACTGGTTACAGTACCAGCTAGAGAACCAGCAGTTCCCGCTGTGTAAGAAGTAACCGAACCGAAGTTAGGAATTGCCCCTACAGTTGCTGCACTAGTAGGCAATGCATCAGCTTGATTGTAAGATTGACTAAAGCTGAACGCTGCACCTGCAGTGTCCTGGGTCGCTGCAATAGTTCCTGGACTGTATACACCTGAGGTGATAGTACCAGCAGAAACTGTTCCAGCAGTTGATCCGTCTGTAGTATCAATATTTGAACCTGAGATACTGAACGACGAACCAAGTCTTGTTGCAGTCGATCTAGCTGCGTCAACAGTTAGTTGAACACTAGAGGAATGTTTAGTAACAAGTCCGCCTGCATTAGCTGCACTTGCGGTCATCAGTAACATAACGAGTGGTAAGAATTTTTTCATTGCACTCATAAAAATTGGATCCATATTTATTTAGTACAATCCTTAGTGTTCGGAATGAACGAAAGTAGCTTGACAACTCGTAACATTTCCTATATACTTTTGTAGTATTTCTTTACATAACATCCATGACTATCACCACGAACGAGTACGGACAACAAAACATCTTTGCAAAAGAACCTCAGATGGTAGTGGAGGACTACAATCGTAAGGGATTGTTTTCTCCTCAGCAGTATGCTGAGATCTATAACGGACGCTGGGCGATGATGGGTGTTGTGAGTGGGTTGCTTTCTTACCTGATTACTGGTAAACTGTTCTTTGGAATCTTCTGAAGATAAAATGCCCGATCCAGACGCTCTTTGGCAGGACATCCAGAAACTCGACGATTTGTATGAAGAGCTACTGTGGGATCCTGACGATGAGTTACAATTTACTCACGATGGCAAACGAGTCATCATCATTAACAAAACACAGGAGAACTTAAAATGAAATTTGGATTCACCCCAGAGGCAGAGATTCTTAACGCTCGCCTTGCTATGATTGGATTCGTTGCTGGTGTAGGTGCTTACCTTACCACTGGTCAAATTCTACCAGGCGTATTCTAATAAATAACAACTGAATATCGTCGCCGTAAGGATCCTCTGCCATGAAACAGAAGGATCCTTTTTTTCTTTTAAAGGTATGATAGAACAACAATTATTCCACATCTACGAGAAGGCAACTAACACACCTGTCAAGGTGTGCCTGACAGTTGATGAACTGGAACAACTAATCGCAGAAAGACGCATGGATTGGCGTCACTGGGAGGTCGAACCGTGCTATACTGACTACAGTGTGGAAGATGCATCGTTCTGAAATCAAGCAGCACCTTAAGTTTCTTAAGGATCTGAAGAAAGACTTACGACGCAACCCTAAACACAAGGTTCCTAAGCACCCCCTCAGAAATAAGTACAAACACTCATCTTTTAAGGGTTGACTGGTTTTCCACACTCCTGTATACTAAATAGGTAAACAAATGTAAAGTTTGTCTTACTTTCTTAACAAATCGCACTTTTAATTTATGACTGTTTCGTCTCTTTCGCAGCAGCGAGTGAGCAATTGGGAAGCGTTCTGTGAGTGGGTTACCAGCACCAACAACCGTCTCTATGTCGGTTGGTTTGGTGTGCTGATGATCCCTACGCTTCTTGCCGCTACTATCTGCTTCATCATCGCCTTCGTTGGCGCACCTCCCGTCGATATTGACGGCATCCGCGAACCTGTTGCAGGTTCTCTCATGTACGGTAACAACATCATCTCTGGTGCTGTTGTACCTTCTTCCAACGCTATTGGACTTCACTTCTATCCTATCTGGGAAGCAGCAACTCTAGATGAGTGGTTGTATAACGGTGGTCCTTTCCAGTTGGTTGTCTTCCACTTCTTGATCGGTATCTATGCATACATGGGTCGTGAGTGGGAACTGTCCTATCGTTTGGGTATGCGCCCTTGGATCTGTGTTGCTTACTCCGCTCCCGTCGCTGCCGCATCGGCAGTCTTCCTGGTCTATCCTTTTGGACAGGGTTCTTTTAGTGATGCTATGCCTCTTGGTATTTCTGGTACATTCAACTACATGCTTGTGTTCCAGGCAGAGCACAACATCCTGATGCATCCTTTCCATATGCTTGGAGTTGCTGGTGTCTTTGGTGGATCTCTATTTTCTGCTATGCATGGATCCCTCGTTACTTCTTCGCTGGTCAGAGAGACGACTGAAACTGAGTCTCAGAACTACGGTTATAAGTTTGGTCAAGAAGAAGAGACCTACAACATCGTTGCTGCACATGGATACTTCGGTCGCTTGATCTTCCAGTATGCTTCTTTTAACAACTCTCGCTCGCTGCATTTCTTCCTCGCAGCATGGCCAGTCGTGGGCATCTGGTTTACCGCCCTCGGCGTCAGCACCATGGCATTCAACCTCAACGGATTCAACTTCAATCAATCCATTGTTGAGAGTCAAGGTCGTGTGGTAAACACTTGGGCAGATGTGCTCAACCGTGCTGGTCTGGGCATGGAAGTTATGCACGAGCGTAATGCTCACAACTTCCCTCTCGACCTTGCTGCTGCTGAGTCCACCCCTGTGGCACTCACCGCACCTGCTATCGGTTGATATAAGTTACACATAAAAACACAAGGGACCTTCGGGTCCCTTTCTTTTTCTTCGATATTATTATGGACGACATTGCATCTAAGCGAAAAGCAATTGCAGTATGTAATCAAGGTGTTGTACAACAACTCTATGATGTCATCGCACAACTCGAATGGGATTGTTATGATGATGTCGTTGTACAGATCGGTGGTACATCTGTGTATGGTATTGATGGTGCTGGTACTAAATGGGCACCACTAAAAGGCACTCGAAAATATAACAAGGACGCCTTTATTGTTATTAAAAACAGGACTCGCGATCCATATGTGCCTTCCAAAACAATTGAAGAACAAAATGTAAATGACGAGGTTAAATAAAAATGGTAGCATCAACACTACAACAACAAACATTACAACGGGGATGGTTCGATGTCCTGGATGACTGGCTTAAACGAGATCGCTTTGTCTTTGTGGGTTGGTCTGGATTACTTCTTTTTCCCACTGCTTATCTGGCAATTGGTGGCTGGCTTACTGGCACGACCTTTGCTACGAGCTGGTACACCCACGGACTCGCGTCTAGTTATCTTGAGGGTGCTAATTTTCTCACAGCGGCTGTGTCAACGCCTGCTGATGCTATGGGTCATTCTCTTCTTCTACTTTGGGGTCCTGAGTCTCAGGGTAGCTTCGTCAGGTGGATCCAACTTGGGGGACTCTGGAATTTTGTGGCGCTCCACGGAGCCTTTGCTCTCATCGGTTTTATGCTCAGGCAGTTTGAACTTGCTCGCTTAATTGGTATCCGTCCGTACAATGCGATTGCTTTTTCAGGTCCTATTGCCGTATTTGTTAGTGTATTTCTCATCTACCCTCTCGGACAATCGAGTTGGTTCTTTGCGCCGTCCTTTGGCGTGTCGGCAATCTTCAGATTCCTACTTTTTCTACAAGGATTTCACAACTGGACACTCAACCCTTTCCACATGATGGGTGTTGCTGGTATCCTAGGTGGAGCACTCCTCTCTGCAATTCATGGAGTCACAGTAGAGAACACATTGTATCAAGATGGTGAACAAGCAAATACTTTCAAAGCATTCGACTCTACTCAAGAGGAAGAGACCTATTCCATGGTCACTGCCAACCGTTTCTGGTCTCAGATCTTTGGTATTGCATTTAGTAATAAGAGGTGGTTGCATTTCTTTATGCTGTTTGTTCCTGTTATGGGTTTGTGGACATCTTCCATCGGTATTATTGGTCTTGCTCTCAATCTTCGTGCTTATGACTTTGTAAGTCAAGAGATTCGTGCAGCAGAGGACCCTGAGTTTGAAACTTTCTACACTAAGAACATTCTTTTGAACGAAGGTCTTCGTGCATGGTTGGCACCAGTTGATCAACCACATGAAAACTTTGTGTTCCCAGAAGAAGTTCTTCCTAGAGGTAACGCACTCTGATGGTTGCAGTAATTAATCATTGATGTTATAATAGGGGTCTTCGGATCCCTATTTTTATGGACATACTTGTGTACACAACCGAAGGATGTTTCTATTGTACCCAGATTAAAAAGTTATTACAGCGAGCAAACTTAGAATATAAAACAATTCAGGTCGGTTCTTTAGAATATCCTAAAGCAAAATTTAAAGATGAATTTCCTAATTGTAAGGGATTCCCACATACTATTATTGATGGAGTAGAATACCCAGGCATAGTAGATGTAGCAAAACTGTTAGTCAAGAAAGGTTTAGTCAGTGCCAAAAAAGAGTAACGATCTCCACATAAATAGAGGCATAGAGCTCATGTTAAGGAGGGCTAAACCGAGCGAACCCAAGCTCGACAGGGGTTTTGGGATAAAGAGAACATTCACCCTCCTCAAGCGTAAGTTTTATTTCAACTTTGAACTGAGGTGGGGTAGGTAAACCACTACAGGAGTTGGAACAATGGAAACGGCAACAATCCTTTTCTTCTCGGCAACAGCATCATTCATGTTTTTATGTGTCGGGATTGTAGCAGGGTGGACCGCTAAGGACTTCATGCATGACTACTTCTACTCCAGAGAAGAAGCTATGGCAATGCATCCTGAGATGTATGATGAAGACGGCATGGTAATTAACGAAGAATTACTTTCAGTGAAATTTATTGATGAGGACTACGACGATGAAACTTTTGATGCATGAGGTGCTGCAAAAGGTATCCAACGCAAAGACGAAAGCAGAAAAGAAAAAACTCCTGCTACAGTACAACACACAGGCACTCAGATCTGTTCTGATCATCAACTTTGATGAGTCTGTGGTTAGTCTCCTACCACCTGGGGAACCTCCGTATCGTAAGAACGAGGCACCTGATGGCACGGAGCATACTGTCTTGGAGAAAGAGGCGAGACTTCTGCACCACTTCTTCAAGGGTGGTTCTAGTGTGAAGCAGACGAAGCGAGAGCAGATGTTTATTCAGATGCTCGAAGGTCTTAATGCTGGTGAAGCAAATGTCTTGGTCCTCGCTAAGGACAAGGAACTCGGTAAGCGTTGGAAGATCACTAGGCAGTGTGTTGAAGAGGCATTCCCACAAATCCAGTGGGGAGGTCGTTCCTGATGGGAAAAGGCATACGCATCATCCACGAGAATTGTGACCCAGATCAAGCAACAGATACAACTCTCCCATACTCTGCTTTCCTAGTAGAGTATGAGGTAGGTGAGGAGACTCGCTGGGACATCACAATGGCAGGCAAACAATCTGAGATCTTTGATCACTACTACGACACCTATGGTATCGTGAAAAATCTTACTCAGTCTAAGGGTAAGATGAATCCTAAACTATGGAATCCACCTGGATCGTCTAAGAAAAAATGAGAAAAGATCTCTTTGCTATTCCTGTATTTGAAACTCAGATCAAACTGAATAAAATCAAGACAATTGGTGGCGAATTTCAACCCACTTGGGAGAGTGGTGTCCTCACCACATTTGGTAGTGGGTTGACAGTTCGTCCTAGCACCTGGGAGTATCTAAAGAAAGTCATTCAACCATTTCTAGATGACTTGGGTGATCCATACAGAGAAATTACCTTTACTGGTATGTGGCGTAACAAATACGACCCTAGATCATACCAAGGATATCACATCCATCCAAACTCTCAGTGGAGTTTTATTATCTACGAGGATGTGACATCCAGAACAGCATTTATGAATCCATCTTTTGCATTGATCCAAAATCAAATGAGTGATAATGTAAAATCATTTCCATTGGATTACAGACCTAATCTAGAACCAGGCAGCATGATTGTGTTCCCCTCCTTCATAGGACACGAGGTGCTCCCTGGTAACACTGGTACGACACTATCAGGAAATATTCTTGTGAAGTATTAAAATATTATAAACTGTATCGTATGTTACCATTTGCACACACTATATAGTTATGGTATAATAACCACATCGTTCATCCTATGTTAGCAACGCTGCTAGCGATGACCCTCGCTCATCATAATGATGGCAACCCTTATGGGTGGCACATGAGTTGTGAAAGGTTC